CGTTTACACAAAGTAATCCAAATAATTATGGAGTAGGTTAATGAAAACCGGTGCCGCCATAACTGCGCGAAGATTATTAAATTTATATCGCAGCGCCTTTGCAATTGATGGCGAGTGGAGTGCCGTTAATAAAGTATTTGTTTCCCAGGCAAAAAAAGATGTCATTGCTGAAATTTTGGAATTGCCATGTGGTGAGATGTTGGCAAAGCACATATCCAATTTGAAAAATGGAAAGACCAATATGAATACCATTGATCCGGAATTATTACCGTATAATGGTATGATGCATACAAAATCAATTGATGTTGATCCAAAAGAACTGTCATCCCTGAAAAAATTATTGGAAAGTTTTCAGCCAGATGATGAACATATCAACCAGATAAAATCATTGCCGATAGTTCAGCGATTTGGTGACAGATGGCAAAGCGGTATCCGTTCTATTTTGCATGACGATTCGCTGATCTCAATATGGCGCGATGTTATTCGTGCCGACAATGCATTGCGTTTGTGGGCGCGTGGTACAGAAATTTTGAATTCAACACCATCTGATTTATTGCGTGCAAATGTACAGGCCGATATGTTCGAATATGAAACATATTTGCCAATGTTTGGCAAAGATGGATTGGCCATGCTGGCAAAATTGCGTCAATTTATTTTATAAATTGTATCCGTTGCATGTGGTGTTCCGACATAAATTATGCTTCCCCCAGGTGACAAAATGAAATCCAATTCACGAAGTCGTGTCCGCAAATTCTCGCGTTTAAAGGCGGTGTTTGCTGTATTTGGAACCTCAACATCATCACAGATTATTAAATCACTGCGAAGACCTGTTATATTCCCATGAACGCCTTGGCATATTACAGATGGCTCGCGTATTCCGATAGGGCGATTTATTGTAAGCTTGTTTGAACTCCATTCTTTTTTTGTGGACGGTAACATATCTTTACAGTCAGGATGATTTTCCATGATGTGTTTTATATGGCTGACCATTCTGGATGACAGACTTTGTTCTGCGGATAAAACCAGAATTCTTGTTTCTGGATTTGCCCGTAAAACCCAGGTTGCGAAAATTCCGACGACGGTTGATTTCCCAGAATGTCTGAATGCCTGAATTAAACCGCGATGTGGTTCGTTTGTGTATGTATCAACCAAAAATTCCAGTAATTTCTTATGATGTTTTGGTGTTTCAAGATTTAACACTTCGTTCCAAGAATTCAGGAAATTCAGCGCGGATAAATTTGTCATAATAATCCATCAAATTTTTCCAAGAATGTTTTTAATAAATTATTGCGTGGTGTTTTTATTTTGCTTAATTTATATTTTGCGTCCTGTAATTTCTCATCGTATGGCTCGGCTGTTTCGGATGTCAGTCGTTTCAGAACGGCATCTGTTGACATTCCAGAATCTGAACCGCCGGCGCCAAATTTTGCGCGTTGTGCCGACAATGCTTTTTTAATCAGGTTTGTTTTTTCGGAATTTACCCGTTGCATTTCTGCCAGGATTTTTTTGCGTTCGCTTTTTGTTTCTTTTTGGCTTTCTTTGTTGTTTATTATTTCTTCTACATCATTTACGATTTGTCCCATAATTTATCTCCTTAAATTTCATATGATCCATCAACGGATACAGATAATACTTGTGCGTTTGTTTGTGTGTGACTTGAAATTTTCCACAGTGGTGCGAATGAATTTGTTGTGGTCCCCAGACAGTTTGCAATAACATTTCCCGAAAATGGACTGTCAAAATAAAAGTCTTGTTCCAATATTTTTATGTGTCTTATGTTCAGTGCCATAACTGAAATATGGTTGATTCGCGTTTTATCTGGATTATGCTTTTCAATTTTTAACGGTGTCCCACTGACTATCCATTCAAAATCAAATTCACCAGAATCAAGAATTGCATCTTTGGAAAACATTTCAAGATACGTATTCGATTCTCGTTCCACAATTACATAAATATTGTTATTGTGCGATGCGACTGATTTGTATTGCCCGTTTGTTGTGTAATTCGCCCACGCCGAAATTCTGGCCGCGGGTTCCTTTGTTAAAACAGCCATTTTCCCATTTTGCATAACCACGAACAATTGGCAATAATTTTTGCCATACGTCATTGATACCGGCGAGTTTATAATGTGCTTTGATAAAAGTGTCAGGTTGTTTGCATTATAATTTTCACCTAACTCATCCAATGCAAATTCAATTATGTTGTTTCCGGATACAAAAATTGTATTCCCAGAAAATTTTTGTGGTGGTACAAATATATCGGCGGATGTTCCAATACTTGTGTGTTGGCGAATATTTATTGTTGATGGGGTCAGGGGGATTGATGATATTGTCCATTCACCTGCATCTGTCAAGATTTGCAAATCTCTGCTGCTGATACAGTTGCATATTTTTTGCTGTATTTCTGACAACAGTGTTATGAATATGGCCTCGTCATCCAGCCCGGTCCCGGCATCAAAATTATGGTGATAACCAGTTTTGGATAACCATAAACCACATGGCCAGTCACGCGATCCTCCGAAAACCAGTCGGTCCTGGTGGAATGTGATTGACCTTGGCCAGCCACGTTTATTTGAAAATGCAGCCTCTTTCCAATCGCGAACAGGTACCGTTGGCATCGTGAACGAAGTTGTCGTTGATACAACAACCTGTGTTGAACTGATATATGTCTGAATTTGCCATTTCTTGTTAAGGAACATTAAAAATGTTCCAATATATGCGGTATCCCAAATTGCGGCCGACGCCGTTATTTTTGCCCAGTTTGTTCCGTTCGGATGACTGGACAGGGTAAAGCTGATATTTTCTGTTTCATTAAAACGCATGAAAGGTAATATTGGAAAGTTTTCTGAATCTCTGTCAAACAAGAATGCCGTGAATGAGAATATATTTCCTTTTTTCTGCAAAACCTTTGGTTCATTATTTGGATGAACAAATATCATTGTGTCAAATCTTTGCACCCATTGAATTTTCTTGATTTCGTCAATATTCCAATCCAACAAGAACGATTGATAAAAAGTATTGTCTTTATATATAATCAATTTTTCTTCTGACAGAACCAATAGGTATTCATTATCAAAAGAAATAATTATATTATTTTCATCCGTCAGACTATCAACGCGAATCGTTCCAGGTCTGCGGGTCAGAACCCCAGTTTCCGAAACAGATATATTTTCCATTTTTGAAACCGCGCCATCTATATCGTGGCCGAAAAAGTCGCTGGAAATCTCGCCAGAGTTAAACGAGTTCTGTGTTTTTTTGAATTTTGGCATATTGAATAATCCTTTTATTCTTAGAATCTTGCGGACAACAAAGAAAATTCTTTTATGGCTGTATTTTGTGTCGAGAACGAATCGATAAACTTTGCCGAATTTAATTCGTTTTCAAACAATGCATTTAATATTGCAAATGTATTTTGGTTTCCAGTTAATGGTATGCAAAATTCCATTGCCAATTTTGTTATCGCAAGTGATGAGAAATATGCTGGAAAATATTCGGCATCAATTCTTGATATTGCTGTTATTTCCAAGTTGTCAGAATTACATTTAATCTTGTTCCCGATGATTTCATAATCTTTTGATGAACAACTTATAATTCTTAATACGTCAGATGGGATAATAAAATAATTATCTGATTCTGGGGCAACGATATACTTCTTTGTTGCAAAGTCCCATGTGTGCCTGCATAACAATGCATCAATTGTCAGATCATATAACCCCGCCGCAATTCTGGATGAAACATTTTCGTCAGAAAAGTTGGTTATCGGTTGTTCGCCGATTTTAAGCAGTGCCTGGCTGCACAGGTCAATTTTTGTTTGCATATTTATTTTTCCTTGAATTTTTATCCCGCACAAATATGTGCGGGATGTTCTGATACGGTTTTAGATTGCCGCAATAGTGACAGATGGGCTGGTTGCGGTTATTTTACGCAATCCAGTTGTGTCACTGCCGTTGACGATGATAATGTCACCCGTGTTCATCAGGTTGGCTATGCCATTAAAGTATCCGCTGGCAGATATTGTTGCCAGTAATTCAGATCCAGCATAATGCCACATTGTAAATCCGTTGGCGTATGCAATAACGGACAGATTTTTATTTGTGAATGCCATTTGTTTCTCCCTTGATTATTATTTATGCTTCGTCACATTTGATGCGAACAATGCCGTTGTTATCTATCAATACAGATCCCTGGCTCATAGAGTTAGATACAAAATGCGCAGCGCGTTCGCCGTTCCAAGTTATATCTGTTTTGACATCCTGACCGCATGCGTGTCCGATTGCGGTTGCGTGATATATAAAGCAATCACGAACTGATGATTCAAATGGTAATCCGTTATGCATTATCCAATTCACGCCCAACCATTTCTTGACATCAAAACCGTTTACCATTGTTTTGTCTTCGCCAACATAGTCACTGGATACAAATTCATCCAGTCCCAGCAATTCATTCCATTGACGAACACCAACGACACAGAATCTGCGACCGTCATCTGGAACATCGTTTTTGTTCAGTTCCTCAATGGCTGACAGAATCAATTCTTTTGATAATGCTGTGCCTTCTACCTCGTTTGTTGCAGCCGACATTGCGTTTATAATCAATTCATCGGTTTTGCGACCCAGGGCATATGCACCGGCACTGGCAACAACGCGACGTTCGTCAACGTTTGTTTTTAATTCATCCAATGCGTCAACCCAATCGCCGGCATAGTAATCCTGCAATACGCATTCAACTGGTTCGTGATTCAGGTTCATTACCGGGACCAAACCATGTCTGGATTTTGTTGCGGCTGTACCCTTGCCAACTTTCTGAAATGTTGTTGATAGTCCAACGACATCGCTTTTTGAACGGATTGTGGAACGAAGTTTTGTTCCGATTTGCTGATATGCAAGATGCACATCGGCCTCAAATTGTTTTATAAATGATTGTTCAATTGTTATAGACATTTGCAAAAACTCCTTTGTTTAATTTATAAAAAAAATCCCCGCATATTAATGCGGGGGGCATATAAAAATATTTCCAATTGTGCGTATGCGCGTTGGGAATATTTATATTTGGGTCCGGTAAATAACAAAGGGGCGATTTCTCGCCCCCTGGTTGAATACCGGATTATCCGAATCTTTTATTTCTTTTTTGATAACATAAATGTCATTTCCGTGTATATTCCACGCAAACCCAATAATGTAACCAAAGAAACAACTGAATATCCAATGAATGCCTTTGCGGCAACCCACAGAATATTCCAATTAAACTTGCACACTTCGCCAACAGCACAGAATACATTGTTGTTTGATCCGATAACGTGGGTCATGTCCAAGTAGTACAGGGAACCGATTAATAATCCAATAACCAGTGATATAACACCGGATACTTTGAATGTTTCGCTTGAATGTCCATCTGTTTTATCAAATATGTATTTGATTGCGATAATAAATATGAACATCGGAACGAAAAGTCGGACGAACAAGAATATAATTTCCAAAAATCTTGTGAATACGAAAACATTCATATTGGTAACAAAGTTTGAATTATACAAATTTATTGATTCACTTATTCCGAAAAACAATGCGGTGGCAACGCAAAATGCGCTCCATACGAACAGAAATCTGCGGGCACCGATAATGCGTCCAATTGTAAGTAATCCGTCACCGATAGATTTGAATGCTTTGACAAGCTCTCTCATTGCCATAATTTTCTCCCTCTTGTGATAATTCTAACAAATAAAATGAAAGTAAAGCAAGGATTTTATGCGTACAACTTTTTGAAACCGGATTCTATTTTTCTGATGAATTCATCGTCGTGATCGCGCCAGTATTTTGGATCCTTCATCATTTGTCTGAGTTCCGAATCATTCAATTTTGTGTTATTTGCCCCAGATACTGATATTTGGGGTTCTGAAGATTGCATCATTTTGTAAATTGCCTTTATCCCATCAACGCTGGATGTTAATGTTTCATATACATCTGGCGGCAGATTCTTTTCTGCATAATTATTGATTTCTGATAAAGAAGCCCTTAATTTCTCATTGCCGCCAAAGAATGATTCAAGTTCGCGTATAGATTTATTTTCATAATCCATTGACATAATATTACCCATAACTGGGTTCAAAAATTCAGATGCCAGTTTATAAATCTGTTCGGCCTGTTTCTTTGATAATCCGATTTCCAGGAATTTTTCTTTTATTTCTTTTGCATCTGTGAACATTGGGTCATCTGGATATTCATCGGCACATGCGGGAATACCAATTGCGGTATTAAATTTATCACGAATCGATTGATCCGATTCTGGGGTTGGTATATTTATCATTGTTCCAATCTTTTTTTCCAGTTCGGAATATGATTTCAACAGTGATTCGGTATTTAATGTCCCGTCGTCATTTTTAAATTTGTCTGGGATGTTGTTATTTTCCATCTTTTAATCCTTTGCGTAAGAAATATATTGCGGCCAATGGGAATATATTATTCATAGTTTCCATTATGTTCGAATCGCCAACCAGATATGATGCAATACACGACAGTATTCCAATACCCGATACGATGTATGTTCGTTTCCCGGCCATTTGACCGCCCCTGTAAATATTTGTAATCGTTGACATTATCTGTCCCCACGGTAAAAAGATAATCCGTCTATTTCTGCAATACTGCCAATTGATGTTGCCCATTCAGGCAAAACATCTGATCGGTGAAAACGAGTTGCACCAAATATTTTATCCGGAATGGATTTCATATTTTTTACAACACGTAAACACATTTGTAATTTTTGTTCGTCATATTTTACGAACAGATATTTGTGCCTTGTTGATTTTTTGTTCAATGATTCAAACACAGTTTCATCATTTACCAGTTCGGATATATCAATTCCTGTATTTCTGACCATAACACATAATTGCTCAACCGATGACAAAGATTCTGCCATTGTTTCGGCATAAATGCATCTGGCAAGATGCCATTCGTTAATGGTTTTGTCATCTGGGTTGGTAAATATTTTTAAACTATTTTTCTTTGTATAGGTCTTGGGTAAACCGTATATCGTTTCAGAACAGATCATTTAAAATCCTTTGTGTAAAAATGAGTTTTTGGGGATTGTAAAAATGAAAAAACCCAGCAATTCTGCCGGGGTATAATTCCATCTTTCAATACTTACAGTATAGCACAATTTTATCAAAAAATCAAGTAAAAACTTCATCGCCATATATCAGCTCATATGTTGAGCCTATGCGCAGCACCATTGCACCATTCTCGTTCATACCGCAATATACAGCTGGTTTGTTGCGATAATTCAATGGTGTGTTCATATCAATTGCCAATTCAATCCATCTTTTTCTGACTATACTGAAATCTGCCTTGCGCCATTTTTCAAAATTACGAATCAGTTCGTTAACAACCTTGTTTGGTGTCAGACCGGAAACATAGTTATCGGTTTTAGTCGTTTTGTATAACTCAACCGTTGGATTTGTCTTAATGTTTATTCCGATGCCAACAATCAGAAAGTTCTGACAATACTCAAGCAACAAACCAGATATTTTCTTTCGTTCAACAATCAGATCGTTTGGCCATTTTATTTTTGCGGGAACGCCGAATCCCAGCAATGTCTCGGCCGCGGCCACAGCAAATGCGTATGACAGGGTAGGGCGATGTTCATCAATTTTATACAGAAATGATGCGTACAGATTTCCATGATGTGAAACCCATTTTCGATTCGCGCGTCCGCGTCCCATTGTTTGTGCCGCCGCCATAATTACAGTTTTGTCGGTCGCTGTTCCGTCGGCAATCATCTTGGCCGCCAATGTTTGGGTGCTTGGTATCTTGT